CCAAACTACTTTAACTATCGGAAGATTGTGCTTCATTCTTCTTATCTTTTATGGCATGGAACCATTTCCAGACAAGCCAGCCGGACTGTAACACAATGTAGAGCAAGGTAGCAACTGCCACCCATTCATTCAGAGTCAGACCACCAACAGTCACGGCCGTTGTGATTGCTACAGGAGGAGTGGCTTTTGCAACTTCTACCAGTACGTCTGACTTCTGCTCAGGTGTCATGTCATCTCAATCCAATTAACACTTGGTTCGTCCCATTGATACATTTTACCGTCAGTTGGCATCGCTACGGGGGCCTCCCAAAGACAAGAACCAGCGTTTAGCACCCAACTAGCAAAAGGTTGAGGCGGTATAAAAGCATCTCGCACTGCATCATAGGTGTATCCAATGCCTGCGTAGTTCTTTCTGAATGGTGTACCGTTAGGATGCTGACCGCCTTGGGTGTTGTAGCTTGTACGCTTGCAAGGTTGTCCTCTTATCTCAGCGTAGCGTACCTCCCAGTCAATACCTTCTTCGCCTTCGTCTTTACCGACAATGACTTCGGTAACGATGTTGTTTGCGTCTAAAAAAGCGTAGTGAGCCATTATGCCTCCAGCCGTAATCCAGTTAAATCAACTTCTTCCCCAATCATGCCAACTGGGAAGGTGTTAAAGGATAGAGAAATCCTAGTTTCTTCGCCTTGCACTTGCGGAACCATATGTTGCGCTGACGAAGGAAACAGAATTAGCTTGCCTGTTGTAGCCTCAAACCACCAAGACTCAGAGTTGTACTGGTTCCACTCTAGCGGAGGGAATTTGATCTGTTGATACCCGTCACGGTAGAAGTAAATCCTGTCATCAGGATTGGTCTGAACATAGAACACACCTGAAACGTAACTGTTAGGGTGTGCATGTTTGTGATGGAATTGCCCTGGTTCCGAGTAGTTGCACCAGCTTTGCGTGACTCTCAGACTGACATCGTGCTTTGGGTTAGCAGTGGCTTTGAAGTATTCCGATACACAGTCCTCAATCCAAGAGCGTAGACCCGTCATAACCGGATCACGCAATACAAAGTTATTGGTTGAGGTTGCATTACCCATGTTAGGACGGGTAGGTAGTTCACGAACGAAGAATAGTTCCTCGTCAGTAAGTTCCCTCCCTAACTCAAAGAATCCTACGGGTGTGGGGAATAAATGGTGTATGTTCATTATGCAAACTGTATGTTGCCAGTACCGGCCGTAAACGATGTGATCTTGTACCCACCTGATGTGCTTGTACTGTAAGTAAGACCACCGCCTGGATTGGAAATAGAGTAAGCGTCTGAGTATTTCAGGATGACAATGCCTGAACCTCCGTTAGACCCTGGAGCAATGCTGACAAATTCACTACCTCCTCCACCACCACCGCCTAAATTTGCAGTTCCTGCTACTCCACCAGCACCGCCACCGCCAGTACCTCCAGAGCCAACAGTTCTTGGGCCAGAACTTGGTGTTCTCCCGTCAATCCCTCCTCCACCACCACCGCCATAAGTAACAGATGTTCCAGTGATAGAAGATGCCGTTCCGTTCCCTCCATTGCCGCCTGCACTTGCTGCGCCATTTGAACCAACTGCACCAGCACCGCCACCACCGCCAGCAGCACGATCTTGATATGTTCCAGTTGGATAATTGTTGCCACCCGCATTACCTTGACTAGGGCTAACGGAAGGTGTGTTTCCTGCGCCGCCAGATGCTGACGCACCGCCATAAGCGTTAGCACCGCCACCCGATCCACCAGCGACACCACTTCCAGGTGTACCAGGATAACCACCACCTCCTCCACCGCCTCCAGCAGATGTAATGGTGCTAAATACAGAGTTGCTACCAGAACCGCCGGAAACAACACCTGAAGATGTTGTTTGTCCGTTACCACCACCACCTACAGTCACAGTTAAATTAGTAGCAAGTGAAACAGCAGGATCAGTTCCCGTTCTATAACCACCGGCGCCACCGCCTCCTCCACCGCTATTATCTGCCCTGCCGCCACCACCCCCGCCAGCAACAACAAGGTACTCAACAGCGATAGACGAAACAACAATAGGCCATGTGCCTTGTTTCTTCGCTAACTGCGCCTCTGTCATTGACCAGACACCCTTGGCTGAACTTGTACTTGGGATGTTTGCGGGGCCGATTATCCCGCCGTTACCTCTAGGCATGGCGACTCCTAGCTAATATCTTCGTAAGAGCAAACAACCTTCAAGTCGCTAGACGTTCCAGCCGTAGCACCTAATGAGCGATCTTCCTCTAGGTAGATGTAAGCGTCTTTATCAATCACTACCAAAGTAGAGTCAGCAGGAACTACAACCGTAGACGCTATCTGTGTGGCCGTACCACCTAGCGCAGCAGCAGAGTAGTAATTGATCGTGATCTCTGCGTTGCTAGTTCCGTCTACGTTAGAGACATACAGCGAGTTGATCTTCAAGACCTTGCCGGAACTTGCAGCGTTACTAAGGATCGAAGTCGCAGAGGTGGAAGATAAGTCAACCGTAACGGTTTTGCCGTTTATGGTTGTCGGTGAGAGTAGGTTTGGAGCTACCATGTTTGTTCCTATCCGAAAATCATTGCTGCTGTCACAGGACTAAAGCCACCGCCGCCGGATGCGGTAGACCAAGACAAACCACCAGAACCGTTACTGGTTAAAACTTGCCCGTTTGATCCGTACCCTGTAGGGAATGTGTAGGTGTTTGTCGAAGTAGACTGAGAAGAATTAGCCTTCAACCTAAGAACCTTGATGCCTGACACGTTGGCAGAGTAAAGCTCAAGATAAGGATCATTTCCTGTTCCCTGCTGAATGGAGACAGAATCGCCAAAGATTGCCGCACCAGCATCAGAAAGGCTTGCGTAGGTATTACCCTGGATTAGCTTACCTGTCGTTCCATCGAACCTTGCGAATGCGTTGTCAGCCGCAGAAGCAGGGCCAACAACATCGCCAGTACCACCTGATGCCGACAAGGTACCAGCAGAGTAAGTAAGACCAGAACCTACTGTGACATTGCTAAACCCGCCTGTGCCATTACTCCCCAATAACTGAGAAGATGTTCCGCTTGTTGCAGGAGCGTAATCAGTGCTTGATACGGCTGCCGCTATAACACCTGACGAGGCTTTTAGTAGTCCCGTGGTTGTTGCAGCCTTTATTAGCTTTCCTGTGGTGCTATTAAAAAGCGCAATCTGATTATCGGTTGATGAAGATGGGCCTACAACATCGCCAGAACCGGATGCCGTAGAAGCAATCGTAATACTTCCATTGCCGTTCGTGATAGTGATGTTAGAACCAGCAGTCAGAGTTGATTTACTCAGCAAGCCTGTTGATGTATTACCAATCATCAACTGACCGTCGGTGAACGAAGATTGACCAGTACCGCCATTAGCAACCGGAAGGGTTCCAGTTACCCCTGTCGATAAAGGCAAGCCCGTTGCATTGGTTAGCGTACCGGAAGAAGGTGTCCCTAACGCTCCCCCTGGTGCAACATAATCAGTACCAGCAGCAGCATTAGCAAACCCACCAGCATTGTTACCCTTTAAGATCGCTGTTCCGGTTGTCGCAGGTGCGTAGTCAATACCAGAAGAAGCAGTCGAAAAGGCTCCAGCACCATCACCCTTAAGAATCCCTGTCCCTGATGTTGCGGGAGCGTAGTCTGTTCCTGATGTGGCTGCGTAAATAACACCGCTTACAGCCTTTAATACGCCCGTTGTAGACGCTGCCTTTACTAACTTCCCTGTAGTCCCGTCAAACAGTACGATTTGATTGGCTGTCGCAGAAGCTGGGCCTACAACGTCACCCGTTCCAGCGGGAGACGCCCAGGTAAGCGCAGTACCATTCCAACTTAAGTAAGTACCTGAACTTGTCGGAGCGGTAACAAACCCAGTTGCACCAGAACCCGTTTGTACGGCAATTCGGTTAGCAGCACCACCTGCAAGATTAGTCGCTGTCGTTGCGCTTGTTGCGCTTGTTGCGCTTGCAGCAGCACCCGTAATATCAATACCCCATGTCCCGCTAGCACCAGAACCCGTCAAAGAAGGTACACCGAGGTTTGTACGGGCATCTGCCGCAGAAGATGCGCCTGTACCACCATCTGCTACAGCAAGGTCTGTAATGCCTGTTATTGATCCACCAGAGATAGAGACTGAATTTGCTGCTTGCGTAGCAATAGAACCTAGTCCTAAGTTAGTCCTCGCTGTAGAGGCAGAGGCTAAGTCAGAGAGGTTGTTCGACCGATAAGCGTACGTCGTGTCTTGACCTGTCGCTGTAACACCTAAGTTCGTCCTAGCGTCGGCAGCAGAAGATGCGCCAGTTCCACCGTCAGCAACCGCAAGATCGGTAATCCCTGTGATCGACCCGCCTGTAATAGAAACGCTCGATGCCGCTTGCGTTGCAATCGTTCCTAAGCCGAGGTTTGTACGGGCAGAGGATGCGGAAGCTAAATCAGAAAGATTGTTAGCCCTGAATGCGTAGGTTGTATCTTGTCCGGTCTCGGTAATCCCAAGGTTTGTGCGAGCGTCTGCTGCTGTTGCTGCTCCTGTACCACCTCGTGCTACAGATAAGGTTCCTGTAGTACCCGCAACAATCGGAAGTCCTGTTGCATTTGTAAGCGTTGCCGCTGAAGGTGTACCAAGGTCTGGTGTTGTTAAAGCCGGAGAAGTCGCTCGTACTACATTGCCCGTTCCTGTGATTGCAGAAAACGATAAGTTACCTGAACCGTCTGTCGCTAAAACTGTGTTCGCTGATCCATCCGCAGAGGGAAGCACAAACGTGAGATTAGACGCAAGCGAGGCAGCAGACCTAAGTTCTGTGTAGCTTGTACCGTTGTCTGCATCTTCACCAAGCCTTACGCGACCTGCGTTAGCCGTTACCCCTGAGACCGTGAGAACGTCATTGGTCGTAAAGGTGTCGCCATCCAATCCGGCCTGCTGATTCTTGAGCTGTGACATAAGCTCACGAATCGCGTTATTGATGTTACTGGGAGCGCAGCCCTCGGCAATGTCAATGCCGTCAATATCGGTGTTGTTGCCTGGAGTTGAGGAGAACTCGGAAATCTTTGTTTTTGCCATGATTACTCCATCAACTCTTTTTGCTGCTGTGTCTGGTAAAGCATATTCAGCAACCCTCTGTACGGTAAGTTAGGAGCAGCAGCTTGCGCCCCTAGCAATCCACGTTGTAATTGTCCCACGCCATAAGCAGTTTCGCCAACAATTCTTGGTGAAGAAGCGAGCATTGTTCCAGCCGCTAATGGAATACCTCCGGCCATAAAACCCATGCCGCCAGTAATCGGAGCGGTAGCCCTTTGAATACCACGAGGCGTTAAATCGGACATGGCTTGACCAGCTAGCGCAGGCATAAGCTGCCTTCCACCTTGCCTTTCGAGTTCTCTGGCTAAACGCAAACGCTCGCCATAATTGGTGTTTACGTTATTACGCATCAGGCTTTGCAGTTTACGAATTGCGGTATCAGCCGATGCCTTTTGCCCAAGGCTCAAAGCCCTTTCTATCTCACGAACTAGGTCGCTCTGATCGGTGTAAGCCTTCATCACCTTGGCATACGTTGGGGCTTGCTTAGTAATCTCGTTTTTAATCGAGTTGTAGACCTCGCCAACAGCCAATCGAGCGGTCTTTGACTCAATAGGAATTCCCTCTAAAACATCACCAACTTTTTGCTTAAGAGCGTCTAAGCCCTCTGGCGTATGGTATTCAGCAGGGTCTAAAGCCTTCCACTCCTCAATATACGTCTTTGCCGTAGAAAGCCTTTCGGCAGCGTCTTTGTTTTTAACCTGGCCTTTATAAGTTACCTTGTTGATCGCGTTGTTGATCGCGTTATCAATGCCTGCAAAGTCAAGAACCGTTTTGTCGTTCTTGATGTCAACCATGCCAGAGCGGTATTCGTTTTGTTTAGCTAACTGGATGTCAGAAAGATTTTGTTTTGCAGCGTCAAGAACCTCCATCGCACCAACTTTGCCGCGAAGATTCTCTGTAAATGACTTGGCTTGTTGCCCACCGGCTCTTCCGGCCTCAAATGCTTGCTGGATAGCCTCGCCGCCAACACCCGTTGTAGACCCAAGTACGGCTTTTGCGCCTTTTCCTGCCGCCTGTGCGGTAGCCGATGCGGCTTTGGCGGTCATAACCAAAGGATCAGTTGCGTAGGCGGCCTTTGACAAAGCAGACGCAACACCTCCGGTCTTTGGCGCGACCATTGCACCGCCAGTTAGAACCGTGGATATATCAGCAAGAACTCCAGCTGGATCGGTAGCAATGGCTTTTTTTGCACCCTCTACGCTGCCATAGCGGTCTACATAAAACTGCCCAACTCTGTTTGCAAGCTCTCGTGAGGCTTTGTCCTCACCGATAGCTTGAACCATGCTTTCTGGAAGGATGTTTTGCAATACACCAGCGCCAAGATCTAAGACGGTTTTTGCGGTTTGTATCGGACTTGTTATCGCCTCAACAACACCACCGATAACACCGGCGACAGATCTTGGAAGGTTAGTGATCGCTTGTTGAGCGACCTGTCCAGCAGTTAAAGGCTTTTCTTCTGGAGGCTTTCCACCTATTTGTTCGTCCTTATCCCACCAGTTAGCCATGACTAACCACCTTTCTTGCGTGTATTGCCTTGAGGGTCTATGTAAATAGAACCGACCGGAAGCCTATCGTAATCAGCCTTGCTGTTTACTCTTATAGGAGCCTGTTCGTTGCCTACTGGTTGCGTTAACGCTGGCTTAAGGGCATCAATAGCTGACTTGCTATAGCCCTGAGCGGTAGCAGCATTAGACATCTTGTCAAAAGCATTGCGAGCAACTTCTGCTTGCCTATTAAGGTTTGCCTTGATTTGAGTTGGCGACATACCAGGCGTAACCATTGCAGACTCAAACGCTTGCGCCTCTGTCCTTGTGAGCGCAGAACCAAACAATTGATTTCTAATCTGGTTCGCAAAAAGATCGTACTGCTGCCACCACTGACCAAAGTCCTTTTTAGCAGGGTCATCAGAGCGAAGAGCAATCATTACCGATGCCCTTCCTAGCGCATCAATCTTGTAACCGCCGTAATCGTCTTTGAAGGTATTGGCAAGGCTTGTTAGGTTTGCAGCATTTTCTGACTTAGAAGCCAGGTCGTTAAGAACCGGACCTGGAAGCGGTTTTCCGTCTTTAGCCTGTTCTGCTTTTGCCTTTGCTTCATCTATCCTGAGTTGTAAAAGTTGATTGCTTATACCTTGTTGCGCAGCCCTGTCAGCCCTTGACTCTTCGCGCTGAAGAGCCTGGGAGTTCATCGAGGTTAGACGCTCCATCGCTTTATTCAGAGCATCCTCATCCATGTTTGCAAAACTACGCTCTAACTGGTTGGCAAACGGACGAATAGAAGGGTGAATAACGCCACCCTGAATCAATGGGGTAAATGGGTTTTCTGTTGTCCCCGTTTGCTGCGTTGGGGCCATAATTGTTTTGGTGTTACCTGCAAAATCGGTAACAACAAGGCTCTCGCCTTTCTTAACCGTTGTCGCCTTTGACGCTCCAGCAACAGGCTTAAACGTTCCATCTGGCTGACGTTCGTATATAACGCCACCAGACTCCCTAACCTCTGGTTGCATCGCGCCTTGAATGGTTTTTGCTGCGGTTAAGGCTTTGTCAATAGGAACGCCTTTAGATACAGCAGCGGAAAGCAGTCGCTCAACATCTAACCTTGGAGCGCCCATCGTGCGTTCTTCTACCGAAGGAGTCTGCATTTCCATTTGCTCAAGGTCTGATAGAGGGCGCTGCTGAACCGTAACTGGGCGAACAATGCCTGAGCGAAGAACCTCTGGTAGGTTAGTTTCTGCCTGCATTTGTCTTTGCATTTGCTGCAATTGCAAGCCAGTAACGCGATCCTGCACCGCTTGCTGCATAGCACCGCGGTAGGCTTGCTGGCCTGCCATCAGACCTTGGCCGATGATCTGACCGATGTTTTGTTTCTGCGCTGACGGTCCAGAAGCCATAAGCAGCCCGATACCAGCGCCTAACAAGCCTTGGTTCTGCGCCTCTCTGCGAAGCCTCTCAGCGTCCTCTGCCCCCATGAGTTGCCCCATGTAAGAGGGTTGGCTTCCAAACAATCGAGCTAAGTATTCGTCCATACCATCCTCACAGCAATGAGATGCGCTTGCGCTGTACGGGTTGAGCCATCAAGGAGCCAAAGTCTGCTACCTGTACCTGCTGGCCTCGCTTTATGCCTGGTGGAGGTGGAGCCTGTGGAGCAGACTGTTGCATGAGACTTAATCCCTGCATACCCATCCTCGCGGTCGCTGGCGTTCCAGACGAAAACAAAGCCTTGGCTAGTGGACCACCAGCACCGGCAGATGTTGCAGATTGACCCGTTGCCATTAACCCAGGCAGGCCAAACTCACCTGTTTGCGCTGCGAGCATAGCCGCTTGTTGAGAGCCCATCGTCATACCAGGCAGGGAGCCATAAGCTGCCGATAAAAATGGATTGGCCGCTCCTGTTGCTGCCGCCGCTGTTTGTGCCGCACTAGCCGCTGCCGCCGCTTCTGCCGCTGTTGCAGCCGCTGCCGCTGCGCCCTCAGCCGCTGTTGCTGCTCCAATAACCTCAGCCGCAATAATTGGCTCAGCGCCGCTCATGCTAACAATGCCTTTCCTGCGAGGGCTGTGCCTAAGATGCCAGCAAGCGGATTAGAGTAACTAGGCTGTACGGTCTGCATACCTTGCGGAGCGCCAAACGATGACGATAAGAAGGATTGCAGCGCAGCGTAGGGAGCCTGTTGTTGGTAGTTAAACCTCTGGATTGCGTCTTGCAGGGCAGCTTGTTGGTAGCCCTCTGCCGCCTGGCCGACTTGTGCGAGTTGAGCAATGTCTGTGTAGTCCTGAGCAGCCAAACCTGGAGCGGCACCAATCGCCGCTTGTTGTCTCGCTCTCTCGGCCTCGTAAAGGTCAAGACCCATACCCAAAGCCTGCTGCTGCCTTCCACGTTCAGCCTCGTAGCCGGAATAACCTAGCTGCGCCGCTTGGTTAGCAAGAGCGTTAGCAAGAGCACCCTGAGCCCTTTGCTCTTGGGACATAAGCGCTTCGTTGGTTCCGTACCTTCCGGCGGCAGACGCTCTCGATCTCATCTGGTTGATTGCGTCTTGGTAGGACGTACTTGCTGCCTGAAAGCCTGGTTGCAAAGCAGCCGTGTAGTAGGGGTTCTGTCCTAAATAACCACCTGCAATCGTGTTCGCAAGGGTTGGAGACGTTGCAGACCCTAGCGTCTCAGCGCGAGACCCGCCTAATGTCGTTGCAAGCTGTTGTTGCGCCAAAGGTACAAGCGGATTGCCCTGCATGGCCCTAGACTGCATGGCCGACAGAGCAGATTGCGTCTGCTGAGACGGTCCTACGTACGTCTGGCCTGTAAAGTATTCGGGAGCGCCAGCCTGGTAGAGACGTTGAGCCTCGCTTAATCCGTACTGAACATACGGACGCATCGTAGGATCAAGTTCTGTCCTGGTTACTGTGTTTGTTGAACCGCCAGCCATATCAAACCTCTCTCACCCATTTCCTGGGTCTAAAACCTAACGCCTTAGCTTTTTTATCCCAACCTTTACGCCAAGAATCAAAGCTGATAGTTTTCGCGCCACCATCTCTCGCAATGCGGAGAACATGATCCATGCCTGCATCAAAATCTCCCTTGCCATAAGCAACCCAAACATGCAAATTATCGCCCATAGGCTGCAAAACAACAAAGCCAACAACAGTGTTGTCCTCAACAAAAGCCCAAAGCATTGATCGCTGGTTAAAGCAGTCAGAATAGATGTCCTCCGGTATCCACGCTTCGGGACTCTTCTTGAGAACAACCTCAAGCCCTGGCTTGATGTACTGCCAGACCTTTCTGAGTTCATCTGGCTTGATATATTGCACATTCATCCGACCACCACATAGCCGTAAGTTTTGTCAGAGGTTGCATTTGGAAAATGCGTAATCGTCGCGGACCCGTTCGTAACCGAAGAGATGTAAACCCCGCCGTTAGAAAACCCACCCACAAATTGCATCGTGGCAATCACCGAAGGAGTCGCAGGTCGCGTAGGACTCGTCTGAGTGGCGATATGCTCGATGATGACCAGCGTTGAACTTGTTGCCCACATTAACTCGATGTAGTCGTTAGCCGCCAGGTCTACAAATAGATTGAGCGCAGCAATGACATGGCCCTTGACCGACCCATGCTTTGAGTCGATAGAAAACTTAGAGTTGCTGTCGGCAATGTCAGTACCGTTCTTCCTGACCCAAATGTCTACGTCTTGGATCTGCGAGTCATCGTTTGCCAACTGGACAGAGAATTGGAAGTTGTATTTACCCGCCGCCCTTACGTTGATCCTCGATGAGTTCGACAGGTAGACGTTATTAGACAGGTCGGTATTGGAAAACGTGATTGCGTAAGCCGTTGTTGTACTCGCGGCAGATTGGTCGTTAACGTCGAAAAACGAGCCGTAGGGGATCGAATCAGCATAAGCGGCAGCAGAGTAAGGGACAAGGATGATCTTGCTTTCTACCCCTATCCTAGCGTCTGTAATCGTGGTTGTAGTCGCGTTTCCTGTGGCTAACGTCACCGTTCCCGTGTTGTTGGTCTTGCCATCCATGATGTTGCGGACAATCTCGGCAACAGCGCGTTGATCGCCACCAAACGGAGGTAGCGTACGGAAGATCATCTCAAGCCCTGCGGGACAATCGTGACATCCAAACCAACAGCAGATGACCAGACACCGGAAGGAATGGTTTTTAACCTGTGATAGGTTCCGGCAGACCTTAATCCAATCCGATTGTCGTCATTGGCCGAGTAGGTCGAGCCGGTAAAGTCGGTCTGTTGGTTGAGCCTGCGTCTTGAGTTGATCTGGACCGAGCAAGAACCGCCATCAATAACCGGCCTAACCAAGGTAATAACGCTTGGCGTGTCGTTGAGCGAGAGATCGGGTGTGACGATGTTTGCTGTCAGGTTGGAGCCCGAAAAAGCAACGATCTTGGTCCCTAGCGTACCCGTCAAGAGGGTAGATGTAACCGTATATCCAAAGGAATCAAGGCTTGCAGGGAGCGTCTCAAGGCTTCCGTAAGCATCCAGTTGCTCTAAGGTAAGGCCAGACGAGGAAGTGGTCGTGATCGCGGTAGATGAGGCTATTGTGTCTACATTCACCTCACCGTAAGACCATTTATTGAGGTTGAAATTGTAGATAAGCACGAAAGTTGACTGATCGACCGTCTTAAACGCCCAGATCACGAGGTTCTTAAGCGGGTCTACCGCAGCCGACATCGAGGAAAGTTGCGATATGTCGACGTTATTGAAGAACCATCTGTCCACCTTCTCGACAGAAATGGACTCGACCGCTTGACCATTACACCTGTAAAACCCGTCATCAGACAAAAAGAACGACATCCCTGCGTACTGGATGATCGAGTTGGGCTCCATGCACCCAAGACCCCTAGAGATCGTGTCAAACTGGAATACAAGAGGGCTTCCAACGTATGACATCCTGACCACAGCGCGATCCATGAACACAATACCGTACTCGCCTCCGGTCAATCCCTTGACATGACCACCGTCTGGGATGTCCTGATAGTCCGCTTGGGTCGTTGCAGCAGGAGTCCAGCTTGTCTCGTCGCCTAACGCGCACCATTCAACACGGTTAGGGTAGACCGTTGAGCCATTATTAAATCCAGCAACGACAAAGTCCCTCACGGTTGTTACATACCGAGACTTAGGAGCAGCAGCACCAAGGTCCGCAAACAAGGTCGAAGTTCCCATGAGGTAGCCCTGAAGCCTGTCGCCTCCATTAGCCGCGATCACTCGGTTGCCAAACTGCGTAAATCGCCACTTCTGATCTGATGGGGTTGTATACCCACCGGACTTAGAAACATCAGATAGATTCAGGTTCGTGCCTAGCTTAAAGAGCTTTGTCTCGCCACCCGCAAAGACCGTGACCGCTTCGTCAGGAGCCGCCGCAGCAACCACCGAATTAAGCGACTCTGAAGCCGCATTGCTCCATTCACTAGGCGAAGGTAAAGGACCATATCCAACCTGCTGAGGGATGACGTTCTTAGCGTCCACAAGGGCTCCAGCAACACCTGGCTGATCTGGGAGCCACTCGCCGAAGTTCACTCTCATCGCTTGGTTACCATCATCGTGAGAGGAACGCCCGAATACTGAGACTCTTCGTCAGACCTCGTGAGAGACGCAACCGCACGATCATACAAAGCACCCCAGGTCTGCAACCGAGGATCGTTCATAAGATAGGGTTCAGCCTCGCCTAGCGCTCCATACAAGACCGCGTCAGGACAATTGGCTAGAAAGACGTTCGATGTGTTGGAAGTCGAGAGAAAGTCAGGTGCGGCGTAGTACAAAATCTTAATCGTGTAATTGCTGTCAGGAATTGGCGCAAACTGAATTGTCGAGCCGAGGATCGTGTAGAAAGCTGGTACACCACTCTCGTTCGTCCTGCCATTTCTGATGAACGTACTTGGCGTTGAGTATGTGATCGGGAAGTCGGGATCAGAATCAACATACACATCCCTTGCTTGCAAGAAGTCGCTAGGGAGGCTAATCGTAGCGACCCCACCGGTTGCCGCTGTCGATGTTTGTGTAAGCATCTGCCGCAGGCGTAAATCTCGACGAAGCCGTATTTCGGCAAGCTGGATGAAGTCTGGGATCGCGGCAGTAAGATCATCTCGTGAGAGATAATTAGCTATCGTCGTTTGCAGTGCGCTGTAAGTGTTTAGGGCCATATTCGACATCGCTCCATCGATATTCGTGCGTCCCTATGTGTCCTATCTCAAGACTCAATTCGTGATCCACGAACGTCTGAATACCGTGATCTAAGGCTTTCACGCAAAAATGCACATCTTCGCCAATCAGACCACCCGCCCCCCATACTACATCAAACCAAGGTTGGGGCATAGCGTCAAACACAGACTTGTGGGTTAAGACAACCCCAAAACCTACAGCAGTCACAGCCTCAAGACCCTTCTTCCCCCGACTCTCAATCTTCTCAAAGATCTCCTTGTCTTGGTGAAAGTTTATGGCCGTGGGCAATACAGGCTTTCGCCTCGTGACCGCATTGACCCCGACGATTTGTTTGCCGTGAGCTAATAGACGTTCCAATGTGTTCTTGGGGAATCTCATGTCTGAGTCCACCCAGAGGATGTACTCCGCACCATCCGCCAATGCTTCTTTCGCTAAGGACTCGCGTTGAGAGAAGATGAGCGTACCTGGTGCTGTGTAGAGCAACAAAGCCCCACCGTGTTTACCAACCCGATTCGCTCCGTCATACGCAGCCAATCGAGCCATATCGAAAGACGTTCCCGTCATCATCGTGTCCCGACATGGGACGCAAAAAGCGACTTTCATACCTTACCTGGCCTCGTCCTGAAGTGTCTGTTCTCTGGGTCGTTCATCCACGCCCTGAATCTTTTTTCGTCGATCACCGCAAACCCTCGCATGATGCCCTTGGCGTTGAGGTCATCAACAACAACAAAGGGAAGCTGCGCGTAGCGTGTCCACTCTCCCCATCGCTCACGCTCGTCTGTGGCGTTATACAGGGCTTTGTTCTGCTCGACGATGTCAGTTATCTCTTGCGTTCTCT